GTACCGGATAATCTTAGTACCCGGCGTCGCTCTACCAAATGGCATCAGGGCAACGCCTCAATTCTTGGCCCACGCCGCTTCACCACTAGCTGCGCTCCCACAATCTCCACTCGTCCAGCAGGGTTCCTCAGCTCCAGACCGACACCTCTCCCTGTATGGATGATCGGAATAGCCCTGATCGTCGGCTCTACTACAGCAGGAAGTATCACTGATCTGAACAATTCCATCACACCCTGGTTATTAGGCAGCCAGACCTCAATCGTTCCACTGCCTACATACTCCAGATTCAGTAGTACTGGACTGACCAGTCGATTCCTGAACTGATGATGTGAGCGAGCAAACTCCCATTCAGGCACTACCGCTCCACCAAAGTACATCTCCGACGCCTCATCAGACTCGGCAAGAACGCGATCTGCTCCCTCATCGCCAAGGTAGATCACGCGCAGCTCGTCTGCCTCCTGCGGCGAAAACTCAGCCCACGTCTCCGTCAAATCTCCCCATGTTCCTACAACTTCTGACCACTTTGTTGCCTCGAATTGCTCAGCAAACAGTACTGCTGCAAGTGGCACGATGCTGAGTGGAAGCCACCGCTTCTTCAACATATCGTAGGTGAAAGAACCATTCGGAGTAAACAGCGTATAGTGCTGGTCCTTCGGATTGTACAGTGCAGTGTAAGCCGCACCTGCATCAATTAGTGGCAGCAGATCAGCATTAATCTGATCACTCAACAAGTGGGCATTGTTTCCATCGAACAGATACACACCTGAGTCCGATAGAAACACCACACCATACGGCGTTGACTTAGTCGTAGCAATATTCACTGCACCAACGCCAGGAACTCGCGGCTGGAAATCTGCGGGTCGAGCAACAAGCCCTGTACGCCTAGCAATCCAGATTGACCGTCTCATCAGCACGGCCATGAAATCAAGACCCATCGTGCGGAGAGCAACAATTCGATCTCCTACAGCCATATCATTTATCAGCAGCTCGTCTCCGGCTCCCAGCGATTCCCAATCCAGATAGTTGCTGTTCGCTGCTGACCACCTCATTCCTATCGGCTCGTGCGTACCCTCAATCGTCGCTCCTCCAGCAAACACTCGTCCAGCGAAGCTCGCATACGCTGTAGCTGATGGAATCAAGTCAGTAAACTCAACTGTTGAAGCACCAGCTTGCCTCACATAAATCTTTCCTGACCGATTATTGAAGATGAACGTACCACCAAAATTGACCCACGAGAAAGGCCTGCCACCGACCAGACCAATATCTGTCCAGACCGTAGCTCCCTCACCCTTCACACCAATGAAAGGAGGATCGAATAGAATCAGCTCGGACCGATTGTCAAGTGATGCATGAAGCGCCATCTGAATTGGAAGCCGCGGCGTCAGCACCTCCAGCTGTGTCGTACCAGGAAAGCGAACCAGTCGGCTCCGATCATTAATGTAGAAATCGGAGCCTCGTGGACTCGTATTCGGATCGAGATGTTCACGAGCCCGAGACATGTCCACGCCGCCGCTGAAGTCGCCATAATCTACTGGCACTTCTTCTGGATAGCGGTCGATCTGGTGTCCTCGACCGAATCGCCTGAACTTCCCCGAGCCTATCCGATCGAAGGTCATGCGTCTGCTGGTACCGAGCTACTCATTGCAAGTAGTCGCATCGTGATCTCAATATCGATGTCAGTGGCTGCTGAAGCCTCAGTCGAAAGAAACACCAAATATGCTGGTGTCGGATCAAGTGCATACGGAATGATCCCTGTTACACCAATGGATGTTCCTGCATCGCCTGGAGTCTGTGCCCGACCAAGAATTAGTGGCAGCGCTCCAGGATTCTTCACTCCGACAACTGACCACCACTCTTGAAATGCTGCATCACTATCCAGCTTACACCTTGCTCGAGTCTCCAAATGGATGTAGTCATGGATCGAAGGAGCTGGCGTACCAGGCAACTGCATGGTAATCTGTACCTGTCCCAGACCATTGACAATAGGAATACGTGATGCATGCTGAAGCGTTCGCGTCCGCATATTAGCGAACGTAACCTGCGGAATCGTTACATCAGGATTGACAGCTACCCACGTATCTGGATTAGCCGGCGTAACTAGATCAGGCTCAGCGATGTACAGAATATTCTCATCGACTGCCCAGAAGAAATCTGTATCTGGCGGATTCGGTCGATCAGCAATATTTCCATACTTGATCGTGCCAGTGTCTGGGCTGATCGGATTGTCAAGCGACGCACCCTTCAGCTTAAGTGGCTCAGTGTCAGGCCAACCTTCGATGACCTGAGCAAGACGCTCACTAAGCGCACGCTTCAGTTCACGAATCCGGTCATCTCCTTGCGAAACCAGATCGTCATCCGCAGGAGTTGTCGGATCAAAGGGCTCAACGAAGGCCATCTCGCCTCCTCAGATTATTTCAGTGTCACGACGCAGTGGCCTTGCACGGAACAGATCACTCGACCGTCTCGGCACCGATGAACGAACCAGCCTCCCTGTTTCCTCCTCTGCAAGAGGATCCTCCTTGCGCCGTAGCAGTCCAATCCAGGCATTATCAGCAAGTGCTGCAAGATCGAACTCCGATGTCTCCTCGTAGGCCTTTGCACGAGCTGCCTTCAATATCACCTCATGGAAGGCAACCGGAAGAATCGGACTATCTGTATCGGCCACAAGTGGCTGCGGTTCAATCTTAATATCCACCGAGATTGTCTTGATGCTATTCGGAGTTGGATACAGCACCAACATCTCGTTCTCCCTGAAGAAGTCCATCGGCTCCGCTTGGAGCACCGGCTCCTTCCGATACGCATCCAGATCAATCTTCTCCAGAGGCCTACCGCCATACATAGCGTACAGCGTGGAGTCTACAATCGAGACATGCCGAATATACTCCACTGAGTCTGGAAGCGTGTAGAGTGGCTGCCCAACTAACGTATTGAACGTATACGAGCCAAGAAGCTCAGGTAACTTCAAGCTGCTACAAATGTCAATGTAAGCATCGTTGATCAGCTCGTCGAAGACTGTCGCATCCAGATCGTCTCGATTGGACAGCTGACGCTGCAGCCGAGTTCGTAATGCAAGAAGCGTCTTTCCGTAGTTAGTCTTAGGTGCACCAAGAGTAAGCACTGGTGCAGCCGCTGCAGTTGAAGGATCGAGCACTGTATATGGCATTAGGCCACCTTCACTGAGCAAATGGGCATACCTTCACCCTCGTACAGAAATTCGATACAGTGAGACAATGGCAGTTCAATCTCACCATCACAACCAACTACATGAGTACTCCGCCCCTCATGGTGATGGCAGTGAACCTCCACAACATGCTCTGTAGGAAGGCCACGAACCTCAGCATGGATCGCAGTGGCATCACGACCAATGAAGATTCGTGGCCCTTTTCCTTTTCCAACCAAACCTACGATACGCTTCGACATCAGATCCTCCTAACTAATTGCACAGTGCAATTAGCGGAATGGGCCTCCACCATTCCACTGATTGCTACGCACCGGGGGAGCCGTACACGCCCCTCCAGTCACCGAAGCCGACGCTGTGCCGCTGCGAGATCTTGTGGATCGTCGCCTCAGCATCATCGTCGTCCCAGGTCCTGGTGTCCGGCTGACGCCTCCAGTAGAACCGAACATCCAGCTCACTCGGCTCACCAATCAGGAACCACGCATCCTCATCCGTGAGATATGGCGAGCTGACGATCGAGACCATCCCCTGCACCGGGTTGATCTCGCCAGGGTTCTGGCCGTTGACGTTCAGTGACGCTGACTCCAGCAGCCGCCTCGCCAGCATCACCTGCGACGGATGGACGAGAAGCCGTGTCGGCATGATGTCGATCGGCATCCCTCGGTCATCAAGCTGCGTCTGGAAGTTGCCCCATGCCGCTTCCAGTGCAGCAGCACTCAGGTCCGTGTCCACTGCCGGACGGTTCGCCAGAGTGCCGCCGGTGCCCGGAACTGGATGCGTCAGCGAGATGAGTGCCTCGCCATCCCTTCCGACATACCGAGCTGTCGTGAAGGCGTTGTTCCAGACATCGTGACCGTACAACTCAGCGGTGTACCTGGAGCTGCGACCGAGATCGCCAGCCAGGTCCATCATCAGGTTGTACTGATCGTCCTCCCGCATCTCGCGAGAGATGACGAAGCCGAGCGCGAAGGTCTGGTGGATGAACCGCACTCCACCCAGCTTGATCGGCTCGTCCATGATCGTGGACTCCAGCTCGCCCTTGGGTGCCAGGGGGCCGAAGCCAGTGTGCGCGAAGTCCTCCTCCCATGCCTTGTTGGAGTCCTTCACGTTGTTGATCATGCGGTAGATCTCGGGCTTCTCCCGGTACTTGTTGAACGTCCTCATGTTCAGGCCGGGTGCCAAGAACTCCGCATATAGCCCGCGGGTGATCGGCATTTCTCACTCCGGTTGAAGTTTCACCTACTTCCTGTACTGCTCCTGCGCCTGAAGATCAGGACGTCAGATCACCTGCACGTTCGCTGCCAGGAACTCCACGAAGACCCGATTCTTGTTGATCGGGGCATCGGTCCAGAACCCGACCAGCTTGACACGAGTTTCCACTGTCTCGTCGAAATCGACCTTCCAGCGACCATCCGTGTCTCTCACCACGCCGTAGCTTCCGCCGATGGCAGCTGGCAGCGTGCCAACGTACTCAGCATGGAACTGCTGTCCCTGCACCTTCGTTCCCTGCATCATGCCGGGAGGAAACTCCCGCACACCGAGCCTGTTGAAGCCGCTCGTGTCAGCTCCGAAGGCGCTCTCCGAAACTGCAGCGATTGCTGCAGGATCGGCTGCGCACTCCTCGTACTCTCCGCTCGCGTTCACCAGGAGCAGTGCTCCCTGCTCGAACGCCTCTCCCGCGGCTACCGGCAGCTCCCTGTTTGGCGGGACGTGCCCACTCTTCAGCCGCGCAGCGATGAAGCTCATCTCAGCTCCTTGTTGCTAGTCCTCGTTGTCCTCGCCCACGACACGCACTCCCTTTTCGCGAGAGCGGCGTCGGAACTGCCTGTCTCCCTGTGACAGACGTGCCTGCGTGAGTCTTGCCTTCTTGGCCCTCCTTTCCTCGAAAACCTCCTGTGGACAGGCCATCAGAATACGATCGCCTGATCGAATGATATCCTCAGAGTCACCGGCTTCCTCATCAGCGAGAAGCCTCACACCATCGCTCCTCTTGACAACCCGGTAGCCCTGAGCCTTCCTCCTCGCGATACGCTGAGGACTCTCCTGCACGAACCTGTAGTGCAGTCCTTCCTCCAGCGTATCCGGGTCCAGCTCGATGTCGCCAGCCATGAAGTCGTAGCCAGCAACATCGACGCGAAGACGCGATTCTGCAGTCCGCTCATTCACTGCAGACATCGTGTCCTTCAGGTTCTTCCGCCCACTCACATCAGGTACAGTCGGTGCTGATGCAGTCTGGACAGGCGGATGCGGAAGATTCGGCTGATCGCTCATCGAATCACTCCTCCCCTCCACGCTAGATACGTTGCATCATCCATCTGCATCTTCCTCGCGTATTCCCTCTCCTGCGGTGTCAGCAGATTGCTCATGCTATTCACTGCCGGAGGAGTCGGACCTTCCGTGAAGAACTGGTACTGCGGCAGCATGTACTGGCCAGCCGGAACCGACATACCTGCATACGGCTGCTGTCCGTACTGCTGAGACTGCATCCCATACTGCTGCTGCGGCACTGCAGCGAAACCAGGCTGTGGTGCATTGCGCAGCGGTACCAGACCATACGGAGTCTGTACCAGCTGTCCCTGCATCCCCTGTCCAGGCTGCTGCTGTCCATAGCTCATCCTGCCGCGCTTCCCGCGAACCAGATCGGCAGCCGAAACCCACACATCAGGATTCATGAGGCTCGCAGGATCAGCGTTCTGCAGCATCGTCACAACGTCCTGCTGCAAATTCTGCCAGTCCGGCACCTGACTTGCTGCCAACGAAATTGCCTCAGCAATCGAGGTCTTCGTCGTCTGCTGAACGAGCGGTGCGACCGCTTGCTGCACTTCCTGACGAATGTCATCTCGCCAGCTTCCCTGCTGGCCCTGCTGACCCTGCTGGAATCGCGGCGCCTGGAAGCCCTGCTGCTGTGTCTGCTGTCCCTGCTGCTGGTAGCCGCCCTGTTGCTGCGGCTGCTGTGTCTGCTGACTATATCCAGTCCTCAGTGCATTCTGCCTGCGAATGAAGTCCGACGCCAGCTGACTGTAGATACTCATTGCCTGCTGCATCGTCCTGCCACGCAGCTCAGCAGGCACACCCGGACCATCCAGCACCGTATTCGGGCTGATGTAGCCGGGCTGCTGTGGCTGCTGCATCGGATAGCCACCCTGCTGTGGCTGCTGGTACTGCGCCTGCTGGTACTGCGCCTGTTGCTGCGGATAGCCACCTTGCACAGGCTGCTGAGGTGCGTACCCGTACTGATACTGCTGTGGTGGCTGCTGTCCCTGCTGTTGAGGCTGCTGACGTCCTGGCGCAGGAATGAAGTACCCACCCTGCGGCTGCCCCTGTTGCTGCGGTGGTGGCGGCACCATCGAGGGATCGTACCCAGTGTAGCCAGATGGTGTGAAACCCATCTGTGGCGGACCGAACTGCTGGCCCATCGGTAGGGACTGGACATGCTGCTGACCACCAGGCTGACCGAAATCCACAGTCGGATGGAGCGAAGCCTGTGGCCCAGGCTGTGTCGCTCCCTGCTGTGGCTGACCGAACATCATGTGAGCCTCCTCACATCGGGTGGATTAGGATGACGGAACAGCGACTGCGACAAGCCGAGAAGCTCCGCCAACATTCTCAGCTGTCCTTGAATTCTCAGCATCTCATCCCTGTCATTCACCGACTCAAGCTGCTGTCGGAGGGAGAGCTGGCGCTCCACCAGCAAGCCCGAGTGCAGTAAGGTCCATCCCGGTTGGCTGAACAGGTCCCGGAGGTAGTAAGCCTCCTCCGCCGACAAGACCCTGGAGAGAAGAGAGCTGCTGTTGACCTCCATTGAGTATCTCCTGCATCTCGGGAACGAGCTGATTCACATCTTGCACACCATAATTGTCAAGAATCCTCCGCAGCAACACATTCCCACTCTGAGCCATATTCAAGGCCATGAGCCGAATTGGCTGTGGCAGCTGTGGATTCAGGTAGTAGCTGAGTGCAGTCATGGCCTGCTGGTAGAACTGCATGATCATCTGCATTATCAGCGTATTAGTCCTTATCTCCACTTCCTTGTTGAAGGCAGCCGAGGTCGCTGTAACCTCGATACCGACCGAGTTCCTGATAAGTTCGAGCGGAAATTGTAGAACCGCATGGAGAAGTTGTCCGTCCTGCGGTCCCATAGCCAGGAACTCTTTCCCATTCTGATTGAACTGCTGGTACAGCTCGACCACTCTCGTTCCAGTTTCCGACAAGGCGGCTCTGATCTCACGAATGGTCTGATCAAAACGCTTGGCTGACTCACGAAGTTGCTGAACACCAACAGAAGCAGTAGAGTAGCCCATCGCTGGAGAGAACTCACCAGTAATATAATCATTCACTCCTGTCCGTCGGGCTGCATACTGCAGGTTCATCTGCTCGTAGGGAACAGTCGAATCGTAGCGCTGTCCCATCGGCATTGGCTGCACATCATCCAGATTATCGAGGAGGAACCACCGACCAGGCCAGACCGGCTCGTCCTGCCTAATTCCGATGTTCTTCCGTCCCTTGAACATCGTACTATTGGCCAGCGTCGAATTGTCAATCCGCTGATTGTGAATTGTTGAGTTCTCCTCCTGGAACTGTTCCAACATTTCCGCCAGCCCGATGCCATAGAATCGCTTCTCGACGCGCAGATAACGAGCTGAGGAGTATGGCTTCTCCTGATTGAAGAACGGATTGTAGTCAATCCGCAGGTACGTCAGTGATGGAATGTGAATCGTGCAGACGAGTGCCTGCGGTTCACCAATTCCACTAATATCGTAATCGAGCCACACTTCCCACAGATCGAACCGATCGCCAAGTCCTGGCACGAATCGGTCCATCCGCTGCATCTCAGTCAGGAGCCAGTGGCCCTTGTCCTGATTCCTCCACGCCGAGAGTCGCTCCCCACCCTGGTAAATCCCAGCACGGAACCTCTGCTGAAGCTGTGCCCACGTAAGGCCAATCCTCTCCGCAACCCACGGCGATGACTGAATCTCCGTTGCATACGCTGGCAGCAAGAAATCCCATAGACTCACATGTCCTACTTCAGGGTGATCCTTAACGAGCATCATTCTAAATTGCTCGAGAATGCCTTGCGGAGTCTCACGGAACTGATACACATTCTTCATCTCGCGCCGATAACGCTGCTTCAGCACGCCAGTTCCTAGCTTGCAAATCTCAAGAATCCAATCCGCAACTGCATTGTAGACACCAAGCTCATTGTGCTGAGCCCACGTCAGGAACTCCTCAAGACGCGGCGCGTAGTCCACCATCGTATCATTCAGCGCACGGCAGCTCCACAAATTCTCTGGACCAAAGAGAATCCCCATCAACCGACTGAAGATCGTGTCTACGTCCGTCGCAATGACCGGCAGAACTAGGTTAGAGGCTCCCCAGAATGGGAACTCCTTCCTTTCGAACTCTGGAATACAACGATAGTCTCTGTGGTACTTGTACCACTTCTCTTCCAGCGGACGACGCTCGCCTTCTGCCTGGAATATCTCGTGACGAAGATACTCCATCAGATTCTGTACTGCGAGTGGATGAATACGGTTCGCTGGAATCATGACTTCTCCACTAATTGCACCGTGCAATTAGACCAAGTGTTGAGCCTGTTTTTCGGGAGTCTCATCATTCAACATCGCCTCAAGTACAGGCCGAAGCTTCTCGACCCGAATCGTCATGCTAATAATCTTGATTCCGATGAAGCGATACTCCACAACAAAGACACCATCGTCTGCATGTGTGTTGACCCAGCTCCAAATCCTCCCAACAATTCTCTCTTTTAGCTGTTCGATGAGGCCGTCGATCAGGCCATTCTCGAAGAGTGGCTTGAGCAGTGGATGGACATCTAGGCCCTTTTTGATGTCCTTCTCGACCCCATCGAACAGTCGCGCCATCAGAGTGACGTGCCCAGCGGTTGCTTCACCACTTTCTTCGTGTCCTTCGCCACTTCGTAGACACCGATGCTTGAGAGGAACGGCACGAGCGTACAGGCCACGATGCCCTGCCAATCCAGATTCCACAGCGTCAACTCACCCAACACCGAGATGATCACTGACAAGCCAAGCGCGACCCACTTCGTATTTCTCTGCACGAAGGCAAGGCCCTTGAACATCTGTACCAGACTAGCGACGATACCAGCCAAGAGCAAACAAATCAGCTCAACGCTTATCATCTCCCTCTCTCCTTTGTGACTGTTCGACTCGGATCCTTACCTCAGTTTCAATCGTTGTAAGGCGGTCCCGAATCTCCCTGAGTCCCGTAC